AGCTTGAACGAATCAAAAAGGAGAAGGAAAATATTAAAAATTTTGTCTCCGGAATCGAGAACTCTGGTAAAGTTTGGATAACCGGATATTACATTGACCTTAATGGTCGGGAGAATCGTATGGTACGAATAACGCTTATCGATACAGAAAAAGAGGGTGGAGACTGGTCGGAAGATATTCAGGAAGCTTCGAATATTACTTGCTATGGTGATAACATACATCCGAATTTGGTAGGAGCAACGCCGGGCAAAAGCCAGTCTAATAATTCGGGGTCTGACAAACGCGAACTGTTCACGCTCAAGCAATCACTCGAAATAGCTTTTCACGACTTGATGTATATGCCTCATAATGTCGTAATACATTATAATAAATGGGGTGATAAAGTATATCCGGATGTTCCGATGATTTTATTGACTACATTGGATCAGAATACAGATGCAAAGGAAAAGAGTGCTAACATTTCTAATAAGAACACAGATGATCAAGATTGATAAAGATAAATTTGAAAAAATTGTGTTGGCCGGAACAAATTCTACGGCAGTTGTTTTTGAATCATTGGAAGATTCATTTTCCATCTCAACGCAAAAACTGCAACGTACAGTTTTTGGAGCAATGGATATTAATAATTTGCCGGAAGCCTTGACGCTCGATGCGGAACGCTTCATCTGTATGGATGCATTTCATTGTACTATTCCTCAATTGGACTTGGTTCTGACCGCAACAGGTTTCGGGGTAGTGAACAATCAAAATGTTTCTCCTGCTTCACGTGACCGCGTGGAAGCTCTTCGAAATTTGGTTAGGCAATGTGCGGATGATGCTTTAGACCGCATCATAACTGCTCTCATTGGGAACAAAGATTGGATGGATTCGGCTAACGCCCGACTTATGGTTGATTCTCTCTTTTATACTGCTGACCAGTTGAGAGATTATGCAGGTAAGCCCGATGCACACCGGACGGACCTGCATGCTCTTCGACCTGCCATTTCGGAAGCTGAAGAACTGATTTTCCGAACCATTTCTGCGGAGTTTTTTACTTACTTGATTTCGCAGATTCGGAAGAATAGTCTATCGGATTATGAAACGCTCTTGGTGTGGACGTTGCGGAAAGCCGTCGGATTCTTTATTAATAAGCAGCGTCCGGCCTTTAAAAAGGAGTTGGCAAATGTTTCTAATCTGTTGGAGAATGATATTG